AGACTTCCGTTCCCAGGTACGCAGCCACGCACAGGTCGCCGGTGGCGCTGGTCATCGTGACCGACGGCGTGGTGCTGGTGTTGCCGCTGGCCGTCTGTACGCTATCCCATGGTGTCGTCGGGTTGACGTTGGAGTAGGAGAAGGCAACGCCCAGCGCCGCGTTGACCGACGACGCGAAGGTCACGACGACGTTGAACGTGCCCGCCGTGGCGCCGACCAGCCCATACACGCGGCAAGTGCGGAAAGTGCTGCCTGCGGTGGCGGCACCCACCAGGGTCATGTTCTCGCTGCCGTTCCACACCACGCTGGTGATGCCCACCAGCGTAGGCGCGCCGGCGTTGAAGGCGACGAACAAGGTCTCGCCTGCCGCCAGCGTGAAAGGAATCGTGAGCGTGGTGATGCCGAGAGCCTGTGTCGCCGTGCCGACGGAGCCTAGAACGGGCGTGGCCATGTCTCGCCTCTAGCGGGTTGCGGCAGAGATGCGGACGAGCCCAGCACGCTTGCCCGCGTGCGGCTCGATGACACGCGCCGGGCGCTTGATGCGGTCGAACTCGCGCAGCAGCGCCACGCGCATCGCTTGGTGCTGGGCGGCAAACCGCTGCACCTGCTCGCGCGTGGGCTCGGTCACTGCGCCCCCTTGAACCGCTGGACGTACAGCTTCACGGCCTCGTCGGCGTAGGCCGCATTCGTGGCCGGCAGGCGCGTGCCAGGCGTGCGCGCGACGAAGGCCGCCAGCCAGACTTCGTGGTCTAGCTTCGGCTCCTTCTCGGCGCGGTTGAACGCGGCTTGCGCGTCGGCGATGAAACCGGCCTGCCGCGCGTGCTCTTTCGCGGCATCGGCCAGCCGGTCGTCGGCGATGACCTTGATCTCTCCGGCCGACATGGTCAGCTGGCCCGGAAGAAGACGCCGGTCGTCATCTGGATGTCCGCGCCGCTGGGCGTCTGCACGAAGTCGAACATCGTCAGCGGGACGATGGCGCTATCGGCGTCGGCGGTGGCGTTGCGGTAGCAGACGGCAATCTTGCTGATGGCGTTGCCACTGGCCGCCGTCCAGGTGACGGTCGGCAGGGAGACGTCCATCCGGTCGTTGCCGTCGTCTGGCGCGGGGAACGCGGCCAGGTCAGCAGCCACGAGGACCTTGCGGCCCATGGTGCTCTGCTCGTTCGTCGTGCCGGCGATGAGGGCAGCGAGCGTGTCGACGTCGATCAGCGTCGCGTCCGCCTCCAGGCCCGTGGTTTCGATCGGGACCAGCACCAGCGCGCAGGTCGCAGGGTCCGCCGCCTTGACGCGCCGATACAGCTCCGCGACGCGCCCCTTGGCGATGTTGAAGACGATGTTGGCCATGGGTGGCTCCGGTGGGGGTGCAGGCGTCTGCGGTCAGGCCGACAGCGACTTGGCGTACGCCACGGCTTCGGGGTGGTCGTCGATGAGGCCGGCGGCCTTGAGGTCGGGCACGGCGGCGGCTTCGACGGCGGCCAGCACGCCGGCAACCAGGCCGTGCGTGGCCGAGTCTTTCAGCGCGCGCACCTCCACCCGCCCGTTGTCTTGTTCGGTTGGCTTCTTGGCCATGTGCTTCTCCAAAGAGAGAGCCGCCGCGGCTGGGGGCCGGCGGCGGCTCGGGTTGCTGTCGATCAGGTGGCGCTGTTGATGTAGACCTTGACCGCCGCGGTGTCCAGCAGGTTGGAGCCAGTGCGCATCCAGCCGCAGAAGCCGACCTGGCCGTTCAGCGCGAAGGCCGAGTCATCGAACCGGCGCAGCAGCATGGAGCCGGCCACGTCGCGGATGACGAACTTGGAGAAGTCGCCAAACGCGATGGACCTGGCGTTGGCTGCCATGACGGCCACGTCGTCGTTGGTCACGACCTCGTAGCCCAGCAGGCGGTCCGGCGCGCCTTCGGTGACGCTCGGCTCCCAGATCGGGCGGCCGGTCGTTTCCTTCAGCTTCGAGACGATGGAGACCGAAAGGTCGTTCATCATCCACTTGGCGTTGGCGCGGTAGGCGCGGTTGACCGAGTGCTTCAGGTCGAAAAGGTCGTCGTAGATCACCGTCAGCGTCTGGCCGGTGGTGCCGGTCTTGCCGGTGGCCGCACGCGGCATAACGCCGAACGGCTGGCTGGAGCCGGTGCCGGCGGTGTGGTGGGTGTTGGTGATGCGGCCCAGGCGCTCGCCCAGGCGCTTGGTGACCAGGCTGACCACGTCGACGGCGCTATCGGCGATCAGCTCCCACGGCACGGCGATCTTCTTGGAGCTGTACTTGTACGGGTTGACCGCGGCCACACCGAAGGTGATGTCGCCCGTGGTGGCGGCAGCGTTTTCCGCCACGATCTCACCGACTTCGGCCGTGCCGTCGCTGGTGGGGAAGTTGAGCGGGTTGCCGCCGTCGGTGCTGATGACCTGCGCGATCTGGCGCAGGGCGCCGTAGGCCTTCATGGCCTCGATCACCATGGTGTAGACCTCGGGCGGCACGGTGTGGCCGCCCTCGGTCGTGGTCGTGGTGCTCATCGCGTTGCGGATCGCGATGGCCTGCTCGGCGGTCACGTTGTTGCCGTGCCGCATGTACAGGGCCACGGCCGTGAGCGCGTCGATGTCGCCGGTCTTGCTGCCCTTGCGGGCAGCTGCAGCGGCATCGTCGAACTGGCGCTGCGCGTCAGCGTCGAGCATGCGCTCGTGCGCCTTGATCTGGGCGGCCAGGCGGTTGGCGGTGTCGATGTGGGCATCGAACTTGGCCTGGTCCTCCTTCGACCAGGTGCGGTCGCCGTTGGCCTCGAGCAGCGCCTTGGCGGCGCGGTTTTCATGGGAGAGTTGCTCCCGCAGTGCTTGGATGCTCATGATGTCCTTTCAGTTGAGCAAAAAGAAGCCGCCCGAGGGCGGCCGTGCTGGCGCGGAAGCGCTCAGTTCTGGAGCAGCAACGCCTGCAGGCGGCTGCGGTTAAGGGCTGCGACGTTGGCCGCGTGGGCGTCCAGGTCGGTGTCAGTGGGCGCCGGCTGCTCGGCCGGCTTCGGTGCGTTGGGGTAGGCCGCCAGGTTCCAGCGCGCGGCCTTGGCGTCGGCGGCCTTGGGCGGCTCGATCACGCTGTCCACGAAGCCCGCGGCCTTGGCCTCGGTGGCGGTAAACCAGGTCTCGGCGTCCATCCAGGCCGCGATCTGCTCGACCGTGGCGCCGGTCTTGCGCGCATAGTCGGCGCTGATGGTGCCGTCGATCTTGTCCAGCAGGTCAGCGGTGCTGCGCAGCTCGGTCTTGTTGCCCCAGGCGAGCGTCCAGCTGTTGTGCACCATGAACATGCCGCCGTCGGCGATGTGCACCTCGTCGCCGGCCAATGCCAGGTACGTGGCAGCGCTGGCGGCCAGGCCATCGATGTAGGCGGTGACCTTGTGCCCCTTGGCCTGGTGCGCGCGCAAGGCGCTGACCATGGCGCGGGCTTCGAACACGTCGCCGCCGGGGCTGTTGACGTGCAGGTCCACGTTCTTGGTGCCAGCCGCCGCGAGGGCATCCACCAGGCCCTTGGCGCTGGCGCCCCAGTAGCTGTCGATGACGTCGTAGACGTAGATGGCAGCCACGTCGCCGGCGGCGTCGGCGCGGATGCTGGACGTGACTCGTTCTGCCCGAGCGTTGTCGCCCAGCAGCTGCAGGAGCTTGTTCTTCATGGTGTGGGCGCCGCGGCGCTGGTTGGTGCTGCGCGCGTGGCGCGGTACAGCTGGTCGGACTCGGGGGCGGGGTCTTTGGGCCGGTTCTGCAGGGTGCGGATCTCGTTGACCGTCATCCAGCCGTCACCCGTGCCGGGGCCACCGACAGCCGCGCGGAAGGCGTCGGCCTGGGCCTTGCTGTCACCGCGGAGCAACGCCTCGAGGCTGAACTCGACAAACTGTCCCGCGCGGCGGAAGAGCTTTCGGTTCATCTCTTCTTCCCAGCGGGCCAGCATGGGCTGCACGGAGAAGCGAACCCACCCGAGCGTGACCTGCTCCACACCGGTGCCCCAGCTGCTGGTCTTCTCGCTGTCACCGATGATGATGGGCGGCACGCCGA